TTCTTTAGTAGCAATAACTAAATCATCTACCAATTGTTCTGTCCACCATTCAGGATTTTCTTTTTTAATTAAATTAACTAATTCAAAACCAAATTCTGCGTGAATATTTTCTTCTTTAGATGTTGCCTCAACTGCATTACTAATACCTTTTAACTTATTCTTATGTTTGTTGAATGACATAATCACTAAGAACTGTGAAAATAAAGACACATTTTCAACGAACATCGAAAATAATACGACCGATTCAAAATATTCTTTATTATCAACCGATTTCGATGTAGATATTGCCTTTTCTAAGTATTTAATTCTTCTTCTTACTTGTGGTACTTCTAATAGGTTTTCAAACTCGTTATTAAGTCCTAATAGTTGAATCAAATGAGAATACGCATCAGCGTGTCTAACTTCAGATTCCGCAAAAGTTGCTCCAACATTTCCAATTTCAGGTTTTGGCATCCTTTTGTAAATGTCACCCCAAAATGACTTAACCGCCACTTCTATTTGGGAAATCGCTAACATAGCTCTCTCCACTGCAGACTTTTCTTTTTCATTCAGGTGTACCTTGTAATCTTGTATGTCAGATGTAAAATTAAATTCTGTATGTACCCAGTATGAATGTCTGATAGCATCCACATATTCATTCAAATTAGGATACTCATAAGGTTTAAGATTAACTCTCTTTGAGAATATGTTAGGTTGGTTTTTTGAACGGTAGATAATGTACTCCTTAGCAACATCATTTAATCCGTTATCCATTAGTTTGTTTTCAACCATATCATGAATCTCATCCACATTTGGCACTCTATCTTTATTACCTCTAAAAAGTGCCTTAGTTGTTAATCTGGCTATTTTTTCAGCCATCTCATTATCCACTTTAGAGATACTTTTCATCGCGTTTAATATTGCGGTTTCAATCTTATCCGTCTTGAAAACGACTTTATCTCCGCTTCTTTTAATTACATAACGTATGTCTTTACTTACAGTATTAATTAGATTATCCATCCTTGCTAATTTTTAAAATGTTTTATTGTTTACTTTCCCTTTGTTTTCTTTTTTCAAGTAGTTCTTGAATACGTACTTTGTTCTTCTCTTCTTTTTGTTCTTCTAAACCTAAGAATGTGACACTTGAGTCCGTATCAATCTCTAACATTTCGTTATCGAATTTACAATTTTCAAATACAATACCGTCTTTACCAATTCTTGACTTAGTAATCGCTATTGTTGCTAAATTCATTTCTTTCTGTTGTAGGGATTTTGCAACAGAAATAATAACGTGACCTACCTGAGCTTTCTTTATTGAACCTCCCATTTGGTCTGTTGTTACAACTTCAGAAGATATAGAGGACCTATTACCTTGAGTGGCGGTCCATCCTGCAATATCTAACTCATGACACATGGATTCAAATCCTCTCATTACTGAACCTTCACTTTTCCATTCGTCCCCTAAATTTTTATCGGGAACAATACAATCAATATAATCTACAACTACCATGTCTATTTTAGTACCCTCAGCCATCATTTTACGAATCTGATTTTTAATTTGATTCATAGTTAATGTGTCAGAAGGTAACTTCTTTAAAATAAGTCTGTTAGGTGCGTTTTCTTTAATTTGTTTGACTTTTTGTAAAACTTCTTCCTTATGTAGAGATAAATTATCAGGTGCAATTTTAGTCCACATAGTAAAGTGTTTTCTTTGTATAATCTTAGGATTATCTTCGAAAAATATCTGTAAAACATTATAACCTAAGTTAAACGCATTATTAGTTATTTTACTAAGTACAGTTGTTTTACCAACACCTGTAGGTGCAAGTATAACACCGATTTCTCCTTTAGCTAATCCACCTTTTAGTAGATTATCAATACCAGGTATACCAATCGGTATTGGATGTCTAAAATCATCATCCAAAACTTCATCTAAATTAAAGAATACATCTGCAGTTCCTGTGTCAACCTCACCAACCTGTAAAGCTTCTCTAACCATCTCTTCAAGATAGTCATACGATTCAAAATCACCTTTATCGATAATTTTTTGAGCTTTAGTCATTACTTTCTGTAATTCTTGTTGCTTACAGAACTTTAATGACTTTTCTTGGACATATTGATGTCCATCGATTGGTGTCTCACTAACTTGATTAATCATATCTAAGACCATTTTTTGAGCCATAGGTGATGATACCTCAGATTTAGTAATTTGTTCAAGAGTGGAGAACGAAGGAGCGTGTTCGTATTTGTGATAATACTCCTTTGTCATCTGCATGATTAACTTAAAATATTGATTGTCAAAATATTTTGGTTCAAGTACGTCTACAATAGAAGCCGCAAAATCCTTATATAGAATAACGTTATTAAGTAGCTGTAATTGAAATGTGTTACCGAGGTATCCAAAATTTTTTTCTTTTGACATATTTTATTGAGTTTTAATCTTCTTTGTAGAATATAAATATGGTTAAACTAGTTGATAATCCATGTACTTGTGAGTTAATTTTTCTCTAGAGAAAATGTCAGTCAAATCACGAAGTAACTTTTTTAGGTGTGGGCGTACATCCACAGTGTATCTTGTCTTAGGTGGGTACATTTTAGCGTCCCAAATTCTATGACAAATTGTCTCATCTCCAATCTTAATAAAGATGTTAAAATACTCAGGTCCTTCGGTATTTGAAGTCTCTAAAATGTCTGGATTAGACATAATTTGTTGTGCGTTTTCAGTCATATAGTCAGAAGCTTTAACTTTTAAATCCTCTTGGATTTTTTCAGCAACATCTCTAATTAGACTGTAGAGTTCAACACTTTTTCTCGCCTTGGGATTATACCCCTTAACATTGAAGTATCTCTGTACTACGAAGTTGTCGTTTAGCGTCATCAAGAACTCCAATTTTGTTGTTTCTATTTTTTCTTTCATAATAAACGTTTTTTTGTTTTAAATCTTCTTTTTTCTTTTCTTGTTAATTTCATAAAAGGGGTTAAAAATTCAACCCATGCGTTGTCGTGTTTAGGTAAATATTTAAAAATTCCATCACTCATCATCATTCTCATAAGATTCTTATATCCTCTACCATCAGGGTCTAAATTTTCCGTATGATATTGTTCAATAATTTCTTTTGATTCATCAGTTAATAATGGTTGGGACAAATCTACGAGTTTTTTATTAATTACAAAAAATTCTTCACCATAAATTCCTTTTTTTGTTTTACCTGAAAGTAGGTTTTGTAATGCTCGATTGTCTTTATCATTTTTGTGTAGTTCCTCTGCACGTTTTAAAATATCGTCAATAGTAACCACACTATCAACTATTTCGGGAAATAACTTAACAAATGTTTTTTCTCCCATATATCTAATACCATCAATATTATCTGACTTATCTCCTGAAATAATTTTAAACGTAGATATGTTTTGATGAGGTATTGAGATGTCTTTTAAAGGTACCATATCTCCATTTTTAAGGGTTCTTTTCTTCATGGGTTGGTACACTTCCACTTTATCTGAGATAAGTTGTGTAAGGTCTTTATCTGAGGAAAAAATAGTTTTATATTCATCTTCAGATACGTGACAGTAATGCGCAATTAAATCATCACTCTCAGTATTCTTTACTGATACCTGTCGTATAAACATTTCCTCCAAATAAGCTTTAACCCTTTGAACTTGCCATTCAAAGGATTCTTTTTTAGCATCATTTAAGGTTTGTTTTCTGTTTTGTTTGTAGTCGGGAGATATGAGTCTCCTTTGGGAGGAGTTGTTTTCTCCATCCCAAAAGACAATTACTTTGTCATAATTGTACTCATTTAAGAATCTTTTGATTGTATTAACGAAATGATATATACCTCCAATATGTTTTCCTTCGTGGTAGAAATCTCTAACCCCGTGAAAACCTATTTTAAATAAATTATTTCCGTCAACTAATAATGTTTTAACCACTTTATCTGTGTTAAATTGTTACACTTCTTTTTCTTCTTCTAACCTGAAGTCACCTTCAGTTCCTATTACTTCTTTCCAATATGTAGATTGTTCTCCTTTGTACTTCTCGATTGATTTCTTTTCTTCGGTACTATCTTTTCCCGCTAAAAAACCATGAGGAGTAACAATAATTCTTCCATCCGCATAACCTAATCCATTTATATGATTTTTCATCACAGAAATTTTAGTTCGTGATGCGAATTTAACTTTTCTCTTATCTTTAACTGCGGATATATTGGTAGTACCCGCATTTTTCTGATTACCAAATAAAAATACTAATGATGAGTTTAACCATATCGATTCCCCTCCTTTAGCTTTAATTTTTGGTTGACCAAATGGGTTATCTGGTAATTCTACCCACGGTTGATTTACAATTACTAACGTATTCTCATATTTAGAATCCGCCTTTCTCGAACCCGATATTCTTTGGTTAATTCCCATACCGATTTTGTCTGCCAAAGTAGAGGCGTTATGTTGTTTTCCTCCTTTACCATCAAATGTCATTTTACACGGCACTGAACCTACAGAATCCCATAAAAATAACAAATCGTATTCTAACTCACCTTTTGATTGTGCATCTAATAACTCATTAATATAATCTGTGATTTGTTCAATGTAGTTAAAATTATTATTAAAAATAAAAAATCCATCCCAATCTAACTCTCCTGTTTCTTCATCAACTACTTCTTCACACTCAAAACCCATGAGTTGTGCGTGCTCAAAAGACCATTTTTGTTCTGTAATAATAAACACAGGAAGTATACCCTTTTTCTGAGCGTCTACCGCAGCCTTTACTAACGCTGTAGTTTTACCTGTATCTGAGTGACCTAGAAACATGTTTAAGTGTCCTATCGCGGGACCCGGAACTCCAACCGCATCTAAAAAGTTTTCACCCAAATCTAAAAATCTTTGTGGTTTATACTTTGCAGACGTAGAGAACTTTTTCTTTATACTACTAAAATCTTTTTTCTTTATTGCCATATTTTTTCTAAGATAATGATGGTAACGACACGAATGTCGTTACCATCGATTGGTTATTCTATTAAAATGGTAAGTCAGTGTCAACTCCCATACTTGATTGTGGGTCTTTTGTTTCCTCAACTTTTTCAGTTGCACCTCCTCCAAGTGTCACCTCAGAATCTTCACCGTATACATACTTTTTAAGTTCTGTATCCCATACAGGTGTCTCTCCTCTTGCGATAGCTTCTAAGTACTCTACAGGTTTTTGTGCGTATACATCTTGCCAAGTTAACTCATCTTCCATCCACTCTTTCATTTGAGTAGTGTCTTCATGAATAACACATGGGTCATCATACATAACTGTCTGAACTACAGTATACTCAATACCTTTAGGTGTTTTTGCCTTTGAAAGTTCAATAATTAAATCTCTACCTTCATTAGCATCAGTAATGTCTCCCTTTGCCTTCCAAATTGGAATGATTTTATCTAAGATACCTTCTTGTTTGTAATTATCTTTAAATCTCCAAAATTTAGGTCCGTGGTCTTCATTGTCTCTATCTACAAGTTTAACAATGTAGAATTTACGTGGTCTATATTGTCTCGCCAATTCTTTATCAGAATCTTTACCTGTTGACATTAATTCCTCATAAACCTCAGTAAGTGGTGAACGTTCTCCATCATTTTTACCTGGGTCATACAGTTTAGTCCACTTACCATCAATCTGAACTTCATGGTACCATACCTCTTTAAAAGGTGAAGAACCGTCTGCAGTTGGTAGAATTCTGACTTTTTTCTGACCTGATTTAGTCCCTTTAGGGAGATACGTTGTGAAATAACGTTTTAGTCTGTCTTCTTGTGAAATCGATTGATTTCCGTTGTTTGATTTTGCAGTGTTTTTCTCGTACTGAGCCAAAACTGCGTCTAATGCATTTGCCATAGTTTTTTCTTTTTACTCGTTAAAAATTTATCTTATACTCAAGTTATAATATAACAAAGAAAGTCACTAAGTCAAATAATATAAAATAAAAAAAGACCATAATTAAATGGTCTCTTTTATAGTACTATATATAATTGATTGGGGTTAGTATTCGTCCTCAAATGGTTTGTCAAATGAATTTTTAATATCGTTTTCTGAATAATTTTCAACTTCATCAGGTGTAAGAATATACTCATTTTTACCCGTTTTTTCCATCTCCACTTCTTTGTCTACAAAAAAATCAGTTAACTTTTGATTATACGGATAACTGTCTAAACTTCTAAGTTGTAATTTTTCTTCAGGAGATTTTTGACGGTACTTTTCAACTTTGGTCTCAAGGTCATTAATTTTATTTAGTATTTTGTCCATATCTGATAATTTGCTAGTTAAGTCCTCTAACCTATCCATCATACTATCCATATACTCTTCTTGCTTTTCTGACATGTCTTTTTGTGTTGTAACTAAATCAGTAATATCTAATTCTTCAGTACCTGACTCTTCAACATCTACACTGTCAATTGACTCATCACCAGGTTCATCTACAACTTCAACATCTGGGTCAGATTCTACATCTACCGCCTGAACTTCTTCATCTTCCATATCTACACCGTCTAACTCTAACTCGTCAGCCTCTTCTCCAGGTGTAGGTGGTAAGGGTGCGTCTTGTTCCGAAATGTACCTATTAATACTATTGTACTTGGTGATTTCTTCTAATATTTTTTTATCTACAGACATTTTATTATTTTTTAACCATTCAAAAGTGTTTTGACACCGTGAGGTGTTTCAACTTTTAATGTTCTATTTAGTTTCATAGAATTATCAACTCTTTCTATAAGGCCGTCTCTCATTCTTACGGTATAACAATCACCTGTGTCTAAATCACAAACTTCTTTGTAACCATTACCCGCATCTTTTTCAGTAATTCTTGTGTCTTTTGACAAATACTGGTCTAATAGTGTTTTCGTATCCATAATGTTTTTATATATAAATATAACTAAATTAGTGTTTTTCTTAATTTATTGAGTATTAACCCCAAGACTCATTTGAAGTTTTAAATGTTTTTATTGAATCATTGAACAATTTTTTCGATACTGAATCATTTTTTATATCTAAATCGACCGCAGCAATTATTGAGTCATCAACATTACTTCCTGCATTTAATTCTTTATCTAAAGTAGTAAATCTAAACGTATAGTACCATAGATACGCAAAACTTTTTGCCAAATCACCATTAATCTGATTATTTACTAAAAATGCGTCAATTATTGGTCCAAATTGGTCACAAACTTTAGCCATAAATTCTATAGAATCTCCAGCATCTTCAAAAGAAAGGTATGGTACCACATACTCACCATCCTGTACACACGTTTGTTTATCAAAATTTACTGTCCATCTTTCATTACTTTTCATATTTTTTAAATTAAAGTAATTACTATTTAATGATTTTAAATTTTTACCAACACCAGTTTCAACATATCCAACACCATATATAAACTTTTTAACATTTTCACTCAAACTAATTTGTTGTACCCCATTTTTAAATTGGGTTTGATTTATTTGTGTTTGTTTAATATCGTCATATGGTTTATCTAAATTTTGTACCGCCACACATTTAGTTGATTGTCCCTGTCTTTTAGCGTTCGTTTTAGATGAACTGTTTTTTATATAGTTACTTCTAGTTAATGTATTACCTGTAGAATTACCTAATGAGGGTACTCTTCTTATTTCAGATAAGTAATTTTGAACAATATCTCTATTAACACTAGCGATTAATCCGTCTGGCATTTGTAAAGAATATTTACTTGTTCTCACCCCTTCAAATGATGTTTGAAACTCTCTCGTGGTTATGTCGTGAGTTACACTTGTAATTAAGTATGGACCATAAAACATTGGGACATATCTTAAATTAAAGTACATTGTTGGTT